GATAAAGATAAGGCAAATGCTTATAGATTAGCTGATAATAAGTTAAATGAAAGTGAATGGGACATGGACTTGGTAATAAATGAACTCAAGGGATTGTCTCCAGAACTTATTGACTTAACTGGATTTGATAAGGATTTGATTATTGAACCTGATGAAAAAGATGATGTTATACCAGAAAATCCACCAGTTGTTAGTAAATTAGGTGATTTGTATGAATTAGGTAATCATAGGGTATTATGTGGAGATAGCACAAAGGTTGAAGATGTTGAAATATTGATGAATGGCAACAATGCAAGATTATTGTTTACAAGTCCACCCTACAATATGGGGGCAGAGATGTATGAGAGTTATGAGGATAATTTGAAAAGTGAAGAATACATAGACTTTAATATAAAAGTTGTAGATTTATGGAAAAAATACTTGTATGGATTTCTATTTTGGAACATATCATATAACAAAAAAAGCAGGTGGGAGTTTATAGAAATACTTTACAGAATTATTAAGGAAACTAGATTAAAGTTTTTAGAGTTAATAGTTTGGAATAAAAAACACGCATTACCGATAATGAGTAAAGAGATGATGACAAGGCAATATGAAGATATTTTGGTAGTAAGTAATGATGAAGAAGGAGGAATTATAAAAGAAATAGAGATGGCGGGGATATTAAGAAATGATAAGAAAGCATATTTTAATAGAAAAACTGGCAAGTGGTTAAGTAATTACTGGGAAATAGTGGTGAACAATGTGCAATTAAGCAATCATTTAGCGTGTTATCCAGTGGCATTACCAACAAGAGCTATATTGGTGATGACACAAGAAAAAGATATTGTAACAGACCCCTTTACGGGGAGTGGTAGCACTTTAATAGCTTGTGAAAAGACTGGTAGAATATGCTATGGTATGGAACTTGATCCTAAATACATAGATGTAATAGTTCAAAGATATGTAGACTATACAGGGAATGAAAATATAATAAAGAATGGAGAGAAAATAGTATGGCAGAAGTCACAAATCCAGTAAAAATGACGGATGAGGTTGTAAAAAAGCTAGAAGAAGCTTTTGCAATAGACGCCAGTATAAGTGAGGCATGCTTTTATGCTAACATTACAAGGCAGACATACTATAATTGGATTAAAAGCTTCCCTGAATATGAAGAGAGATTTGACAGTTTAAGGCAAAGGCCAGTTTTAAAGGCTAGACAGACAGTAGTAAAGAGCCTTGATAATCCAGATTTTGCATTTAAGTATTTAGAAAGAAAAAAGAAAAAAGAGTTTGGCAATAGTGTGGATGTTACCAGCGGTAATAACCCAATACCAATATTAGGAACTTATGTACGCACTGACAACAGCAACAACCAAGATAACAAAGATGTCCAAGCGGATACGAGCAGTGTCGGGGGGAACGTCAGCGAGCAAGACGGTATCAATAGTCTTATACCTGATCCACCTTGCACAGACGGACAAAACACCAACGCTAACTAGTGTTGTTTCAGAGAGTTTCCCTCACTTGAAGCGTGGTGTTATGAGGGACTTCTTGATGATACTAGAGACACACCAGTATTTTAAGCCTGGTAATTGGAACAAGACAGAATATACTTATACGTTTGAGAACGGTTCCAAGATAGAGTTCTTTTCGGCTGATCAGCCAGGTAAGGTAAGAGGTCCTAGACGTGAGCGTTTATTTATTAACGAGGCCAATAATATACCGTATGAGACTTTTGACCAACTAGAGGTCCGTACATCGGAGTTTATCTTCTTGGATTGGAATCCCGTACAGGAATTTTGGTTCTATACTGACGTAAAGGATAAACGTGATGACGTGGAGTTTATTGCGCTGACGTATAAGGACAATGAAGCGTTAAGCCCTGATATTGTACGATCCATAGAACAGCGCAAAAACAATAAGAATTGGTGGCAGGTGTACGGACTGGGCCAATTAGGTGAGGTAGAAGGTAAAATTTACAAAGACTGGCAGATAATAGATTTGATACCACATGAGGCAAGGCTTGAGAGATACGGACTAGATTTCGGATATAGCAATGACCCAACTGCTATCGTGGCAATTTACAAATACAACGACGGATTTATATTAGATGAGATAACTTTTCAGAAAGGGTTAAGCAATAAACAGATTGCTGATATCCTAACAAACGTACCTAGGGCATTGGTTATAGCTGATAGTGCTGAACCTAAGAGCATAGACGAGATTAAGAGCTACGGGATTAACATCCTACCTTGTAATAAGGGGCAGGATAGTGTCAGGCAGGGCATACAATACGTTCAAGATCAACGTATAAGGGTTACAAAGCGTAGTCTAAACGTATTAAAAGAGTACCGTAACTACTTATGGCAGACCGATAAAGAGGGAAGAATCATAAACGTGCCTGATGTAGGGTTTGACCATTGTTTAGTGGGTGATACGCTTATTTCTCTACCTAATGGAAAAAAGAAAAAAATAAAAAATATAAGGGTTGGAGAAATGGTTGTAACTTCCAATGGAATGCATAAGGTAAAAGCTTCGTGGCTTGATTCTGAGAACGCTAGAATATATGAGATAGAGCTTTCTAATGGTTATAAACTAAGGGGCACAGGAAGACATAAAATTTATACTAATAATGGCAAAAGAACTATTGACTCTTTGAGATATGGTGATATAATAGAGACAGATAATAAAACTAATTTGTCTCTATGCAAAAAACAATCGTTTTCAACGGCAAAAGATTTAACTGGGATGGTAGATACTATTGTAAAAGCGGAGGAGGTAAAAGGTTGCACCAAGAAGTATGGGTATATCACAAAGGAGAAATACCGAAAGGTTTCCATGTACACCACAAAGACCTCAATAGACAGAATAATGACATTGATAATCTTGAACTTAAGTCAATTAAAGAACACTTATCAGAACACGCTTCGCTCATGTGGGGAAAACAAGGTTTTAAGGAAAAAATGTCAGCTCATATTAAAGATATTGGAGAACTTGCGAAGAAGTGGCATTCTACAAAAGAGGGAATTAGTTGGCATAAAAGACACGGACAAGAAACTTGGGTTAATAGAAAGATGGCTACAAAGAAATGTGAAGTATGTGAAAAGGAATTTGAAACATATTTCCCCAACAGATCAAGATTTTGTCATAACAATTGTAAAGCGAAGGCGTTGCGGAAACGCAGACGTTTACAACTTGACAATCAAAAGTGTTCATAACTATTATGCTAACGGAATATTAGTTGGTAATTCTATGGACGCTATCAGATACGGACTGGACTCATATAAACCAAAAGTTAACAATCCGTTTACAAATTCAATTAACAAAGCATTTACATAAAATATGGCAAACGTTTACTGGTTTGGTGGTACAGGCAACTGGTCTGATGCCGCACATTGGTCAAATAATTCTGGTAATAGTCCTGAATCATTACATGGGTCTGCACCTGGAGCAGATGATGATGTTGTTTTTGATACATTAAGCTCTTCGGAAGAGGCTGCATATACTGTAACAGTTGATGCTGCGGCAACTTGCAAGGACTTCACAATGGACGGACCGTCTGCAACTGATGCTACTAAAGTAACATGGGCTGGGACTGCAGCGTTGGCAATATCTGGTAACATGAATCTTAGTGGAGGGACTGCTGGAATTACTCAAACATATGCAGGTGTTATAACATTTAATGCTGCTAGTGGTACAATAACAATAGATACTAATTCGGTAGTACAGCCATGCAGATTTTCTTTTACTGGAGGTTGTACATATAGTTTATCTAATGACTTAACAATATCTGCTTCTTCAACTAGCAATGCACTTAATCTTGATAGTGGTATATTTGATGCAAATGGAAAGTCAGTAATATTTACTGGTGGAGCGAACATAATAGAAGGCGAGTTTACTTTCTTTAATTTAACAAAAACTGGCACAACAGCTAAGACAAATTATATTAAGTTTTTTAATTCAGTCACTATCACTGGAACATTTACAATAAATGGTAATTCTTCCACAAGCAGAATACTTGTTCAGTCAAAAACAATTGGTTCTGCAATAACAATAGATGCTGCAATTGTAACTATAACTAATGCCGATTTCCAAGACATAACTGGTGCGGGCGCTGGTTCTTGGGACTTATCTGCTATCACTGGTCTTTCAGGTGACTGTGGTGGAAACAGCGGAATAACATTTACCACATCTGATACGATGTATTTTATGAAAGCTAGCGGCGATGACAACTGGTCAACAGCTGGTAATTGGTTCTTAGCAACTGATGGTGGTGGAGGTGCTGGAAGAGTGCCACTACCACAAGATGATGTAGTATTTGATGCAAATTCTTTTGATGCTGCTGGCCAGGTACTTACACAAGACATGCCAAGAGCAGGTCGTAATATTACGTGGGCTGGAGACGGAGAGGGTGCGGTTGCAAATGATCCAGTATGGACAACTTCAACTGCTGCTTCTATATTCGGAAGTTTGACATTAGTTGATTCTGACACAATGGTTTTGACAGCTTCAACACAGGCGTATACTTTTGAGGGTCGTGCGTCCTATACCCTGACAACAGCTGGACAATCGTTTGCTAAGGCGTTGGTTTTAAGTGCTCCCGATGGGACATTGACTATTCAAGATAATTTAGTTACTACAGCTCAAGTTCAGGTTTTATATGGCACTTTAAATGCAAATAACAAAAATTTAACCATGTCCTTTTTTAATTCTAGTTCGAATACTGGCGCTAGAACAATTACGATGGGTAGTGGTACTTGGACGCTAACAACATGTAGTGGAACAAATACATGGTATGTTGCATCTTCTGCTACTGTTAGCGCTGGAACATCAACTATTAAAATTACAGATGCAACATCAAATGCAATAACTTTTATTGGTGGAACAAAAACATATAACAATGTTTGGTTTTCTCGTGGAACATCTACTGCAACAATAACTGTTACTGGTTCAAATACATTTAACCAATTTAAGGACGATGGTTCTGCTGCTCATACTATTTCATTAACGACTGGAACAACACAAACGGTACAAGCTTGGAGTGTAAGTGGTTCTGCTGGGGCTCTCATTACAGTAGCTAGCACAACAACAACAAATGCTACACTTGCTAAGATTGGAGATGTTGTTCAGGCTGACTATTTGAGTGTTGATTACATTACAGGAAGTCCAGTTGATACTTGGTACATGGGGAAGAACTCAACTGATGGCGGACACAACGTGGCTGTTTACTTCACTTCATTCCCGATTGACGATAAAAAATCAATTCAGGACAAGCTTAATACTATTGCTGGCACTACTGGACTATCAATGCAAGATGCTTTAAACGTAGAGAATGGTACTACTGGCGTTAGTTTACAGGGAGCAATGAATACTTACGCAGAAACGACTGGATTATCTACACAGGACGCCGCAAATGCAAAGGCTGGTACAACCGGATTATCAATTCAAGATGCTATAAATTCAATTTAATAATATGTACGAGAATATCTCAATGAAAGTTAGGGCGGTAATGGATGACGCAATCAATGGAGAAGTTCAGTTGATTGAGGGTCGCAAGAACGCCAAGCCTGTATTGTATAATCAGCGTGAAACATTACGCAGAATAAATTTTTATTTAAACGACAAGTATCTAGAACGTGATGACAACGCTATTTTCTGGAATATTTCAGCCACACGCATTCCACACTTCGCTAAGCTTATTAGCCCTGACACTAAGGACTTTATGCCTTATGGCAAGGGACAGCTTAATTATTGGCAGGCATGGGCGTTACGCAAGAAGGTAAAAGATTGGTTTGATACTAATTCTTTTTATCAGACACTTAACGACACATCACTTGATTTAGCTATTTACGGTTCGGCTGTTTGGAAGAAGTATAAAGAACGTGGAGAGACAGAGATGGAACCAGTGCGACTTGATAACCTATATTTTGACCAATCGGTTGAGTGTATAGATGAGGCCGATATAGTTGAGAACCATAACCTAACATTGAATGAGCTGTGGGAGAAGGATGGCGTCTGGGACAATGTTCAAGATGTTATTAAACAGGGTAATGATACAGATAGATTTGAGGTGTGGGAATACTATGGACTATACCAAGAACAGCAAGACGACAAGCCACAATACAAACATGTTATTGGATATGGGTTTGGAAGCGAGTTTATACAACTATGGGACGAGACAATAACAAGAGATGAATGTCCTTACTATGATTTTCACGTTGGTCCATACAAAGGACGATGGATGAGATGTGGTGTGGTAGAGAGATTGTTCAAATTACAAGAGAGAGCCAATCAATTAGTTAATCAAAACGCACAAACAACTGAAATTGCTTCGTTGTTGCTTCTCAAAAGCGGAAATCCTGACATTACAGGTAACGTAATTGAACAAGCACAAAACGGACAGATCATTGGAGATGAGACATTGCAACAGATTGGTATTACAAACACAGGATTACAACAGTTCTTGTCTGAAATGCAGTTGATTGAGAACCAAGCAGATAAGCTTTGCATGACACCACAGATTGTACAGGGTGAAGCAAGCCCATCTAACACTACATTTAGAGGTATCGCGGTGGTAAATGCAGGAGCAGTTAATGCGTTCCGTAACGATAGACAGAACTTATTTGAAAAGATTGCAGATATTTTGCTAAAAGACATTTTCCCTGGATTAGTTAAGGGATGGAAGAAGGAAGAACTGATTGAAATGGCAGAGGACGAGGAAGACGTAGAGGCTTATGACAAGGCAGTCAAGCAATATATGGCTAAGGAGGCTATGTTAAATGGGACATTAGTAACGCCAGACGTTATTAATCAGATAGGTACTACTGTTGATGAAAATATCGGTAAGGTTGGAAGACGCATTGAGCCAGGTCCTGATTTCTGGGACTTTAAATGGGGATTCAAGATGATGCCAACTGACGAGAGTGTTGATAAGACAGCAATGAATGACGCTTATTTCAATGCGCTACAAATGACATTGAGCAATCCTGCAATTACACAAATCCCCGGGTTCAAGCAGTATTGCGAGGACAATGGTATTACGCCTTGGAAGTTAACACCGGCACAACAGCAACAGTTAATGCAGGGTCAACAGGGTGGACAGCAAATGCCAGAGCCTAAACAGCCAGATAAATTGTTAAGTGAAGCAAAGATACAATAATATGAATATAGACGCATTTTTAAAAAGCAGTGAATGGCAAGAGTTAAAGCAATTCTTCTTTGAGGAGTTTCTTGATAAGCCACTGAAGATTAAGACTGATGGTAAAAGCATAGAAAAGATTGCCTTAGAAGTAATGGCGTCTAATATTGCGTCTAAGAAGCTGGCACTTGCGATAAAGAAGTTTGAGAGAATGGCTAAGCCACAGATAAAGCAAGATAAGCCATACGTATAATTATAAGAAATTATAATATTTGAGGACATACTACCCTCTTAAAGTAGTAATTATAAACCCAGTCAGGGGAACATAAATATGACAGATGAATTAGACCCAACGGTCATTGAGGCTACTGACTCACAAACAACAGTAGAAGAAGATACTGAAACTGCTGCCGAAGTAGTGGAAGTAGATAATGCTCCTACATTGGAGGATTATGAGGCACTCAAACGTACTCAACAGAGAACGTACGAGAAGATGAAAAAACTAGAAGCTATTGCTAAACAAGCAAGGGCTTCTGAACCCCTTAAAAAACTAAATGACACTGGACTTACTCGTGAAGAGGTAATTCTCTATGCAAAAGGATATACAGATGAAGAGGTTAAACTGGCTTTAAAGCTTTCAAAGGTAGAAGGAACCAACCCTTTAGTGGTCGCTGAATCAGATGACTACTTCAAGACTAAAGTTTCTGAACGCCAAAAGAAAGAAAAGTCAGCACTCGCATCTCTCCCTGCATCTTCTGGAAGTGGCAGATACACACCTCCCAAACCTGTCGGTGAAATGACGGAAGAGGAACATCAAGCATATTTCAGAGAAGTCATGGACAACGTCTAGGTCTTGACAATTAGAAGTAGTGTTGTTTAACAATCTGTATTAAGTGAATTTCTATGACATTTATAAGTGCCGTGCCAGGAAGAAACTTGTTTAATACAGATTGTTAAATCTTGCTACCTAATCATAACAATATCGCTACAGGTACATTTCCTACCGCTACCGAGACCAACACAACGTTGGCGTCGGTAATCCCAGGTTTGTTCGCTGAAAAGATGAACAACTGGTACAAAGATGAATTAGTTTGCGCTAAATTCTTCACAGATTTATCAGCAGACTTAGCAAGTGGTACAAAGACATTATTGATCCCAAATATCACTGCAATGACAGCTTACAGCAAATCAAATGCAACAGCCGTTACATTGAACAACCCAACTGACGATCAGGTCACATTGACTGTTGACACTTGGTATGAATGTTCATTCGCAATCGAAGATAAAGAAGCTGAACAAGTAAAGAAGAGCTATAACTACATGTCAGTATTGGCAAAAAATGCCGCTGCCGTTGTAGCTAATGCTTATGAAGACGCTATCATTGCTTTATTTGATAACTTCTCACAAACAACTGGTACTTCAGCTGCTGCTCTTGCAGATAGCAATATCCGCCGAGCTATCCAATACTTGGATGAAGCTAAGGCTCCACAAGACGGACGTGGATTCTTCTTCACTCCAAAACAAATCTGGTCAGATCTTATGGCTCTTGATCGCTTTACCTTAATGGTAAACACAACTGCCGCTGATCCAATTCGCAATGGTCGTGTCGGTATGCTCTATGGTATTCCTGTATACATGAGTGAAAGAATCGGCGCAACAACTGGTTCTGCACAGTCGTGTTTAGCTCATAAGGATGCTATCGTACATGGTTCAACTATCATGCGTGTTCAGTCAAATTACATCCCACAATACCTATCAACAGTTACAACTGCTGACGTCGTATTCGGATGTATTGAGAACCGAGACACAAGTGGTTGCTGGATCAAGACAGCCGACGCCTAGTAAATAATGGCTAATTTAAGCCAAAACATATTAAATAAATAATATTGTTCCTATCGGGTTAGCAAGTGAAACCGCTTTACCCGATAAGGTTTCACAGCAATATGCCATATAAAGACAAGAACAGCCCTGCTGCTAAAGAGAGCATGGCAAGAAGAAATAAGACGTATTACGAAAAGAATAGAGATAAGATAATATCGTACAAGAAAAAGTGGAAAAAGAAATACTATATTGAAAATAGAGATAAATGGGTAAATGGATATAATGCAAAAACAACAATGACAAGAAGATTACGGATGTTCGGTGTTAGCGAGGATGATTATAATGAGTTATTTAAAAATCAATCTGGCAGGTGTGCAATATGTGGCAAACATCAAAACGAGTTAAGTCGTTCCCTGTGCGTAGACCACTGCCATGATACTGGAAAGATAAGAGGTCTTTTATGCTCTGATTGCAATGTGGGCATAGGTCGTTTAAAAGACTCATTAGAAAATCTAAAAAATGCTATTGAATATTTGAAGTAATATGACAAAAGAAGAAAGAATCATTGAACGTATTAAAATGGTGGTGGAGGAATCAAAGAAGTTCCCTAACCCAAGAATCCATTACAACATAGATGAGTTACCGAAGGATGAGAACATTAAGGAAAACATGTTCTATGGTGTACCTGCCGAGTACAACACTAGGGTAGAAAAAGAGACGATGTGTCAACTAATCTATAAACTATCTTAATATGCCAGCAGTAATGGGGACCAAATTAAAAAAGAAAAAAGTATTTATAATGGGTGGGAAATTATATGAAGGAGATATTGCCCAAGCGTATAACGGAGTTGACCGTTTCGGATTTAGAAATCCAAATACAGTTTCAAAAGAGGTTAGAGGAAATGAAACGCCGAAAGCGTAACAAAAAATTTATATGAACGTATTCCTTGTAAATTCAGGTTATGAAGGTTGTAACTACTTACGTATTTATCTCCCTTGCGCTTTTAATGGTTATGATACTGATAAACCTTCTCGAATGGGCAATAGAATGGATCCAAGGGATGTAAAAGAGAAGCTAGCACAGGCAGACGTAGTCGTATTCCATAGAGCGGAGGAGAGAACATACCACAACTTAGCAGCAATGCTTAAGAAAGATGGTAAAAAGATTGTGATGGACAATGACGACACGTTTAAACTTGAAGACCAACACCCATTAGCAAATTTCACTGCTGATGGCAATCAAGTTGATCATCTTAAAAGACGTAGTGATAACATAGAAGAGTTCATGAAGATGTGCGATCTAGTAACAACTACTACAACTACGCTTGCAGAAGAGTATAAACAGTCTTGTCCTAATGTGGCGATACTACCTAACTGTGTAGATCCAGATGACTGGGACGAGCCACTGCGAAACGAAGGCGACAAGGTACGTATAGGTATAGTAGGAAGCGCTGCCATTGAGTATGATTATTTACATGTTAAAGATGTTATAAGAAAATTGAGCCAAAGAGACGACGTTGAGATAGTGGTGTTTGGTCTAGGAGACGCAAAGCACCGAAAAGATAATCCAGCGGTTACAAAAGTATTTGCAGAGGAGTACGCGTTCTGGGATAGTATTAAGAAAGAGCATTTCCCATGGTGCCCAAACTACCTTTATCAGGAGACGTTGAACAACATGCGGCTAGACATGATGCTCATACCTCGTAGAGACAATTACTTTAATAGGTGTAAGTCTAATGTGAAGTTTCTGGAGGCAGCGATGTGTGAGATACCCGTAATAGCGCAGAGCTTTGATAACGGTCCATACGAAGAGATAAGACCAGACCTGGGAGTGCTCATAAAAGACAATTCTAAATGGGAAGAAGAGATTGAGTGGCTCATTAAAAATAAGGAAGTAAGACGACGCTTAGGAAGACAGGCCAGAGAATATGTATTAAAAAATTACGATATACGTCAACATGCTCATAAGTGGGCAGAAGCTTATAAATCATTATTCTAAAATGTCAGAAGCAATATTAAAAGTAGCATTACAAGATGCTAAGCTAAAGAAGATTCTAAACGAACGTGATGTTGTTTATAAACAGATAATGGAACTTAATAAGAAGTTAGAAGCGACCGACAAGGAGCGCAAGAAACTTGCTTATAAGATGGACGCCTTAAAGGAAAAGACCAAGTTGATTGTAGATAAGCTAGGACTAGAAAGTAAGTTACAAGAATTTGAGTTTATATCAAAGGTTTATTTAGATGAAGACGGTCAGGCTTATTACGAGATTACAGATCAGATAGAGGCATACAAGGAAGCCATTAGAGATGATCGCAAGAAGAAGACGGAAGCCAAGTAATATGCGATGTAATTATTGTGGTAAATTGTTAGTAAAAAGAGACAACGAATTTCCATATTTATTTAAGAAAAGAAAATATTGCAATCATAAATGTTCATTAGATTATAAAAAGGGGAAACATTTACCTGGAACATTTAAAAAAGGAAGCAAGATCAATGTTGGACGTAAGCGTCTAGACATGACAGGTAAAAACAATATTAAGTGGACAGAAAAACCAGGATACGAAGCAATACATGCTTGGGTATCAAGGTGGAAGGGCAAGCCTAATATTTGTGAAGGGTGTGGAAATATTGTAACAAATTCACGCCAAATACACTGGGCAAATATAGACCACAAGTACAGACGGGTTCTAGATGATTACATAAGACTGTGTGCTAAGTGCCATAAAAAATATGATAAACGGTAAAAAAATTTGTTACACCTATGGAGTATTTGACCTTTTGCACTATGGTCACTTAAAAGCCTTGAAGAAGGCACAAAAGCTAGGTGATTCTCTCGTTATAGGGGTGTTTAGTGATAGGGTGGCCACATCGTTCAAGAGAACGCCTGTAATGACCCAAAATGAGCGTTTAAACGCAATCCGTGAGCTTGGTTGGGGCAAGGTAAGACTATTAAATTATTTAGTGCCATGCGAAAAAGATCTTCGCGGCATAGACATAGTGGCTAAGGCCGAGGGGGCGGGGTGGAGCAAGTATGATATACCGAAGTTTCAGCGAGCAAAATCAGTTCTCCTGCCATATACTAAAGGGATCAGTACGAGCGAACTAATAAAACGTATCTATGATCGTAATATCCAATCATCTAATCGGGAAAATGCCAATACCAAGTGGAGCTGTTGTGAGATTAAATCTGGCGTGGGTAAAAAACGTAAAGGAAGCCAAACAAATACTTGGGAAAATATCAAACGACGTATACCTGGATTATCCAGACGGAAGAAGCAAGCCACCAAAACCAAGAATAAGTTTGAAGGATGCGATCCTTCTCGCTACTAACAAGAATGTAAAGTATTTTGCAGTAAGTAATTGCGAGGATTTAGACAAGATGGAGGGTATAATGAAAAAGATTAAGTGCGAGTTTGTCCCAAAGATTGAAACTAAGATGGGTGTAAAGATGATGACACTTATGGAAGAAGAGTTGGGTATTAAGTTGTTTACTTTAGATAAGGAGGATCTTTATACAAACGTAAGAGCAGATTTCAAAGAGTACGAAAAATTAGTAAAAGAAGCCAGAACACACAAAGGAGTAATGGAATTACAGGGCGTAGTATTTATATGAGGACAGAACTTTGCAAACACTGGGAATCATTTCCTGAATATAACGATTACTTTGAGAGAGAGGACAGGATAATAGTAGTCAGCATGATATTGTCAGATAAGATAAATAGCGTAGTAGAGTTTGCAATGGGCACAGGAATTGTGCCGAAGATGTTAAGAGATAGGGGTTATGGGGGACGATATGTTGGAACAGATATAACACAAAACTTTATTGAAATATCTAGGAGACATAACCCCAATGAAGAGATACTATTTGCAGACCTAGATGAGACGCTACCATTTAAAGATAAAGAGTTTGAGGCAAGCGTTATATTCACTGGTATAGGATATTGTCAGGACATTGAAAAGACATTTAGAGAATTAAAACGTGTTACTGGTAAGTATTTATACATTTGTCAGTTTAACTTGTTTTCAGAAGAGAACAATCTACGATTTTTAAAAGGTGCAGGGTGGGGAAATCAATATAATAAGAAATGGTTTGATGACATGCTAGAGCGTGTAGGATTTAAAAATGTGTTTGAGGTGTCGGTTACTAATGCAAAAGATTACTACGCTTATGACAATGTACCCACGTCAAAGGTAAATCATATTTATAAGCTGGCAGTATGAACCTAACAATTTTGATAAAGACATTTAAAAGGCCAGAGATCAGCAAGAGGCTAATTGACAGTATCAAATTCTTTTACCCTAATGTTCCAATGATCGTGTTAGATGATCCGGATGATATGGGGGTAAGTGCTGGAAGGAATGAGCTTGTAAGACAATGTAATACAGAATATTGCATGATACTAGATGATGATTGCATATTCACGGCCGACACTGATTTAGAAAGATGTGTTGCTGAACTAGAGGATAGGGGGCTAGATATTTTGCAACTTGATTATGGTGAAGAATATTATGGGACTTTCGTTGTAAATGGGGATACGGTTAAGATGAGCAGATTCCCATATGACAGTATAAATGGATTGTATGAGTTCTGTGCACAGATATTTATAGCCAAGACAGATAAGTTGCGTGAGTGTCAGTGGGATGAGGTGGCAGGTATATACATAGGCACAGTAACATTGGAAGCGTGGGCGATGGGACTTAGAACTTCGGTATATGATGAATATGGTAATTGGCACTATGAAGATAAACCGAGTGACTTTAGTAAACATGATTATTTAGAAGTAGCAAAACAATTTATAAAACTATATGCAATTTAGTGACACAACAAATTTAAGTGGTATTATCCAGAACATTGAAGTCATGACCGATCTTGGCTCAACTTATATTTCTGGAGATTCTACACGTTTAAAAGAATTTACTAACCTGGTTAATAGAGTGGGACACCGAGTGTGGAATATTATTTTTAGTTCTAATGGCAATTGGCAATACGATGATGGTGGATATACTGATTTACCATCAAGTACTTGTAACGTAGTGTCTGGAACAGCAAAATATGCAATTCCAACTGACGCTCTAACAATTCAACGAATTGAAATAAAAGATAGTTCAGGTAATTGGTATATTGTTTATCCAATGACTAAGGAAGAACTAAGTGCAATTGCTGTTGGTGAATACATGGAAACAAATGGAAGTCCACTTAACTACAGTTTAGTTGGTGGTACGTTGCAGTTATTCCCAGCACCTAACTACAGTTCAACTTCAGGATTAAAGGTTTACTTTGATAGAGATTCTGTAGACTTCGCGTCAACTGACACAACTGATACTCCAGGATTTGCTTCTCCTTATCATGAAATAATTCCGATAGGGGCATCTATTGAATATCTTAAGATCAAACAACCAACAAGTCCAACACTTCCAATATTGATGCAAGACTATGCTAAATTAGAATTGTCTATTAAACAGTTCTACGGAAAGAGGTTTAGGGATTTTAAACCTCGTATAGGTAGAGCTAAGGAATCATACGCCTAAATATGTCGTATACAAACGACACTAAACCAAGTGGCAGTTATACCAATGACTCTAAAGGATACGGGACAAATCCTGGTGATTCTAATTTATATGGATTTTATAAATTAACAGAAGGATCAGGAACTACTGCCTATGATTATTCTTCAAACGATAGAGATGCAACAATATCTGGAGCTACTTTTATAGCTGACGATGAAACTGGATACAGCCTAAGTTTTGATGGTGTAGATGATTACGTTAGTGTTGCGGATGACCATATAGTTGTTACACAGAGTCCTTCATTAAGTTCCCAAGATAGTGGACCAGTTGGGGTTTCATTCAAGACTGATGGTACTAAGATGTATATGATGGGAAATACAACTGACGATGTATTCCAATATACATTGAGCACTGCATGGGATCCATCTACTGCTGTATATGACACTGTTTCTTTTTCATGCACAGGACAAGATTCTAGTCCTACGGGATTTTATGTCAAACCAGACGGGACAAAGTTTTATATAGTAGGTTTTACAAATAAAAAGGTTTTTCAGTATTCAATGACTGCTTGGGATTTAAGTACAGCAGCTTATGAAACAAAAGAATTTGCCATCGCAGAAGATACAACTCCAAGAGGTATTACGTTTAATCCCACAGGTTCCATAATGTATATTATAGGTGATACCAACAATAAAATATTTCAGTATGCACTTGGTACGCCATGGGATATTACGACAGCATCTTATGGTGGATTATTTATTAATACTCCAAGTTCGGGGCCAACTGGTTTAACGTTTAATTCAGATGGTACTGTTTTATTTGTTTCTGATGACACTGGTAATGCAATATACAGAATGGCACTTTCTGTGGCTTATGATATAACATCTGCGGTGTGGGCAACAGGAGATCAATATCTAAATGTTTTTGGTGAAGACACAACAACAGAAGGACTTTATCTAAAATCAGATGGATTACAACTTTTCATGGCTGGACTTACTAACAAAAAGGTTTATAGATATACACTTACGGCCGTAGATAATTTCTATATAAACGATTTACAAAGTGGATTTTCAATGTCTGCGTGGATTAAACCAGGGGCAAGTGGTGAAAATTCTTATAGAATTTGGGACAAATCAAATGGTAGTACGGTAGCCAGATATGGTTTTGATTGGTATTTAAGTACAGATGGAACGCTTGGAGCACAGATAGCTGCTGGTACCGCAAGAACTTCTGCCACTGGTGCTATAACAATGGATGATAGTACGTGGTATCATGTTGTTGTAACAGTTGGTTCAGACACGACAATTACACACTATATAAACGGTTCGGTTTCTGGTACTCCAGGAACTACTGGTGCTTTAAATAAAATAGTTACACGAAATTCTTATATAGGAAATCGTCGCACTGCAACTGACAGAACGTTTGATGGTTCAATAAAATATTTAAAATTTTATAAAAAAACACTTTCTCAAGATGAAGTTTCGTGGCTATATA